TTAACTTTTAAAATAAAAAAGATACATATTTATGTATCTTTTTTATTTATAAAATATATTTATAAATAAGAATTGTATATACAATCATATTTTATAAATTAAAAACTCATATATATGGGAAAAAATAGAAAAAACACTTTTTTAATAAAAAGGTCTAACATACCAGGTAAAGTACCTCAAGTTTCTGATTTAAATTTAGGTGAGTTAGCTTTAAATATTAACGACACAAAGTTATACACTTTAGAGAGTACTAATAATACTGTTAGGGAAATAGGGTGGGATAAACTAGACATTAATGGTGATGGTAGTAATTTAACTGGCGTAATTAATGGTTTAACTAATATAGGTAATGGTATTGATTTAGTTTCTGGTATTGATGGAGATTTATCAATATTATCAATTAGTGGTGATAGTGATAATAAAATAACAACTACAGAAGTTGACAATACTTTAATAATTGATGTTAATGAACCTAATTTAGACTTATGGGGTTTAGTAGTTAAGGGTAATACCTTAATTTCTGGTGGTGCCACATTCTTAAGTGGGTTAACATTTACAGTAAGTGAACTTAAATATATAATTTCTGATACAATATATACAGCTAACCCAAGTGTTATTACAATAAACCAAGGTAACCCAGACTTTAATAGAATCGATGTGTTAGTTGCTGATATTTACGGAAATACTGGAGTTGTTGAAGGTGTCCCTAGTTTAAACCCAGTTAAACCAGAGATTGATTTAACAACTCAAGTTGAGATTACATTTATAACAGTTAATGCTGGTGAGAATGAACCAGAAATTAATAGTTTAAAGTTATATGATGAAAATTTAGGTACACCAAGTGGTGAATGGGATTTTACAGCAAATTCAACAACAATTAACCCAGATTCAACAAATGATTCATTTAGTGGTAATAAATCTATTGAATTTACGGATACATTAACTAATGATTTTTTCGAATTAGAATCACTTAATAATTTTGATATAAGTGATAATAATGTGATAACTTTTTACATTAAGAATAAGGTTAAGTGGCCAAATAGACACTTTATGTACCTATCATTTATTGATGATAGTGACAATATTAATGGTATTAAAGTTAAGTTAGATAATAATAGGTATGGTTTTTCACATAGTGATGTGTCTAGTTGGCAAGTAATATCAATACCTTTAGGTGATTTACAGATGACATCAAATTTAATTAAGAAAGTTAGGTTCGAGGTTGACGAGGTAAATACAGCTAGTGGGTTAAACCTTTATATTGATTTAATTAGATTTCAATCTGGTGCACCAACCACAAGTCCACAAAGTATTTGGTTATCCTTTAAGGGTGATGATGGTAATGTGGCTATCGCTCAAAATAATACAGAACAATTAACATTAAGTGGTGGGTCAAATATCACAACTAATATACCAAGTAATAACGAAGTGGTATTTAACCTTGATGATGATATTTCATTAAATAGTGTTTCCGCTACAACATTATACGGTGATGGTAGTAATTTAACTGGTATTGAAGATGTTAAAGTTTCTGGATTCACATATGATGGAGTCAACACATTTAATATAGAACAAACTGACGGTTCTAATTATTCAGCAACAATATATAATTTAATTATTGAAGGTACATTTTCAGCTTCAACATATGAAAATTTACCTATAGACCCTAATTATTATGTTACTGGTGGTACTTTTTCTTCTGAAACATTAACACTTAATAGGAATGACGGTAATGATATAACGATAACTGGATTCACAAATGGTGGTGGTTCGTCAGATAACACATCTATGAAGGTGTTTAGTTGGTTTATGAATGTAACGTAAAAGATATGGGTTTAAGTAATTTAAAAGGTAATGGTGGTTATATTGGTATCGATAATCGTAACCAAGTTAATAGTAGATTAGTGGGTTCTATGTCTATAAGGAAATATTATTTAGAAAGAGTAGATGATGAATTACCAGTTTATGGTAAATCACCTAGTGGTGACGTTACTGTTTGGTATGACGCTGACTCAAATTATGTCACTTTGAATGGTAATAATGTGGAGTTACTTCAAGATAGAAGTGGTAATGGGGTGAATGTAAATGACCCAGGTTCGTCAAATAGACCAGTATATATAGAATCTGATTCTGATTTTAATGGTAAACCGTCTATTTTATTTGATACTAATGATTTTATGGAAAGTATTTACGATTCAAATTTAGATGTAACTGATGGATTAACAGTTTATGCTGTTGTTAAAATAAATTCATTCCCTAGCACATATAATATGTTGTTAACTAGAAGTAATGGGACTTCTTGGACAGAAGGTTGGGGGTTTTTATATTACGCTAATAATTGGAGATTTTGGGTTAATAATTATAATTTCACAAACACTAGGGTTGATATGGGTTCATGGAGTGATTTTAGTAATCACCATATTTTTAAATTAAGGTATGATAAAGTTAATATAAGTGGTGAGATTTTTGGTTCTAGTTCAGTTTCTGAAGTTACAACACAATATACCACTAACCCAAGTAACCCTTCAAATACTGAAGGTATTAGAATTGGAGATGGTAACTCAACTAGTTACGATTGTAACTTTAAAATAGCTGAGTTTTTGTTTTATAATAAAGCAATAAACTCTAGTGAACAGAGTCAGACAGAAGAATATTTAAAAAATAAATACAATATTAATTAATTATGAATTATATTAAAATAGGGAAATATGCGGGTAATGACCCAAACGCTGATGAATATCAGTTTAAAGAAAATCTTGATGAAAATTATGTAGATTCAACTGATGTTTATATGTGGTTTGAAGCACCTAATTTCTCAGATAAAGATTATTTGTGGTGTAGAGAACAAGCTATAATTTATATACATAACATAGGTGGTTTTGGTAATTTAACTAATGATACACACAAGCAAATTGGTGTTAAAAATTTTTGTGTAGGTGAAGAAGATAGGTTAACTATTTATACGGTTGAAGAACAAGAACTTTTTTGGTTTGATTTCGCTATGAAATCTGAAAAATGTAGGAGTGATAGGTGGGATAAAGCTAAATCATACGCTTCATTTAGATTATCAATACAAGACTCAAATGACTTAGCTGAAGAAACTATGGATTTAAATATGTTATATATTAAATATGGTATAGACTCATTCGTTAAAGATGGTAAGTGGGGTTTGACAGATTGGATTAATAGTAACGGTATTTATTCTGAAAACGGTTTTAGTACTAAATCTTATTATAGTGAAACGATAAAAAATGGGTTAGATAATATATTACAAAATGGATATTTATGAGTGTAAGAGGTAATTCTGGTAATTTTAATATAGATAAGAGGTTTGGTACGGAATTAGTTAATACTGATGGTGGTATAGGTAGAGAACAACACTATTTAGAAAGGTTAAATGATAGAGGTGTGACTCAACCAGTATCAACTGACGTAACACTTTGGCTTAAATCAGATGAAGGTATAAATTTAACTTCAAATAGGGTGTCACTTTGGGAAGACCAGTCTTTTAATTTAAATAATATAGATATGGTTCAGAATACCAGTAGTTATCGACCTAATTATAGTCTAAATGTCCCAGAATTTAATAATTACCCTAGTGTTCAATTTAACGGTTACTCATATAATATGGAGAGTAGTAACAATAGTAACTTATTAGATTGTGCTAATGGGTTTACTGTTTACGTTGTAGCTAGAATAATAAACCCAGCGTCTACTTATAGCTTTTTAATAACTAGAACAAATGGAACTTCTTGGACACAAGGTTGGGGTATTATGAAATATTCTAATAGTTGGAGGTTTTGGGTTAACAATTGGAATTCAACATCTAGTCGTGTTAATTTAACATTTAATAATACTAGTGATGTTCATATAATTAAAATGAGATATGATAAGGTTAATATTGAAGGTGAGGTTATTGGGGTAATAAACAACTCACAAACTAAAGCTTATACGAATACAGTAAGTAGTCCAGGTAATAATGAAGGTGTTATGTTAGGTTGGGGAGGTAGTTCTAGTTATTACTTACAATGTGCTATTGGTGAGGTTTTGTATTATAACAGACCAATTAATAGTGACGAACAATTAAGTATAGAAGATTATTTAAAAAATAAGTATAATATATAAATAAAAAAAAATGGAATATTTAAATAAAGGTAGTAATTTAACTAATACTAATACAAATATTATTACAGCTGGTACTAGTAATAAGTTGTTAATAAAAACAATACATGCAACTAATGTAAGTACTTCAAGTACTAATATTTATATTAGTTGGAACGATGATAGTGAGAGTCAAAGTTACTCACTAGCTTATAACATAAATTTACCAGAGGCTTCAAGTTTCCAAGCTTTGGATGGTACATTTGTATTGGATAATAATGATAGTATATCGGCATATAGTGATAATAACAATTCAGTTGATTTAACTATATCTTATGTTGAGATATCAAACACAGAAGGTTAATTATGTTAGGTAGTAAGTCTGATTTTTTTAAATCAAATGAAGAGACTTTAGTTAGTGTTAAAAATTTTATGATTGTTTTTTTAAATAAACATAAAACTAATAAGGATGTTATAAAATTCTATGAAGAAGCTTTTGATTATTTTGTTGAATACCCAGATGATTTTGATGGTACAACTATATTGAAGGATATTAAGGTAATACCAAACTTAGATATATTTGCTATGATACATGATTATATGTACATTAAATTTAATGTGTCGGTAAATCTTAAGTATAAATTCATTTGCGATAAAATATTTTCTTTAGAGATAGAGAGATGTGGTTTACCTTGGGAAATTAGTTGGGTTAGATTTGGTTTATTAACTTTATCAACTATAGTATTTACTCCATTTAAATATTTAACTGGGGTTAGGATGGATGATAAACAAAAAATAGAATTAAGTGAAATAATTAAATCATTTAATTATTCGTCACCATAAATATCTTTAGGTTTTTTACATTTATCTTTAATTATCTTTTCAACAAATGCAAACATTTTTAAACCATTTTCTTCACAATATTTTTTTAATATTTTATGAGTATTTGGGGTTATTTTTAGGTTTTTAGTACGTTTCATAATCTTTTTATTAATAAGTATGACATAAGTATGAAAAAAATCATACTTATTATGGTGTATTACATACACCATAATAACTTTTGGTTTATTCTCTCATATTTATTAATAAAACATTATAAAATAATAATAAAACTAAAAAAGTAAATAATGGCAGATAAAGTATTTGTATCTCCTGGTGTTTATACATCTGAAAGAGACTTATCATTCGTTACACGTCAAGTAGGTGTGACAACATTAGGTGTTGTTGGTGAAACAACACAAGGTCCAGCATTCCAACCAATTTTTGTTAGCAACTACGATGAATTTAAATCATTTTTTGGTGGTTTAAATGCTACAAAATTTAAAAATACTGGTGTACCTAAATATGAATTACCATATGTCGCTAAGTCATATTTATCACAATCTAACCAATTATTCGTTACTAGAGTTTTAGGTTTATCTGGATATGATTCTGGTTTTTCTTGGGGTATAACACTTGAGGGTGCTTTAGATTCAGAATCAGTTGTTGAAACTGGTAATTATCCAGATAATACATCATTAATAACATTTACAGCTTCTACAGCTGGTACTATAACTAATTTAGTTTCAAGTGAACCAATAATACAAACACTTTGGGATAATGGTTTACTTGTGGATGAGTTATCTTTTTTACCTACATCAACTATAGGTGCTACTGCAGATATTGGCCCAATATACGATAAGGTAGGTTCAACATATGTTGGAGCTTCATTTGATTTATATGTTGATTCAATAGGTCAAGATGGTTTAGGTAACACTACTGGTAACACTACGGGTTCAACTATAGAATATAGTGGTACACCGTATAGTGATGTTGAAAATAAAATTGTAGCATTACTTAGAAGTAGAGGTTCTTATGATTCTAATGAAATACTTAACTTTGAAATTTCAGACACTAATAACTTATATTTTGACACAAATGTAAATGATGCGTCTAGTGACCCTAAAGGTAATTTCTCATTAAAAGGTATCTCTGATGTTTATGGTTCATTCGACTATTCATTATCATTCAACCCATCAAATAAAAATTACATAACAAGAGTTTTAGGTAAAAAAGTTCAAGATGGTAAAACTTCAGTTTTTGTTGAAGAGATATTTGAAAATATGTTACAAGATTATATAGCTGAAAATAAAGTTAGAGGTATTAATATTAACACTTTAACGCCTTACTTAAAAAACTTTTCAGATTATAAGCAAGAATATAAACCAGCAGTTACACCTTGGATAGTATCTGAATTAAGAGGTAGTAATTTAATTAAATTATTTAGACTTTGGACTATTTCTGATGGTAATTCAGCTAATAAACAATTTAAAATATCTATCACTAATATTAATTTAAATACTAAAGAATTTGATGTTCAAATTAGAGCTTATGGTGATACTGATGCTAAACCAGTTATACTTGAAGCTTTTAGTAAGTGTTCAATGGACCCGAGTTCTATTAATTATATTTGTAAAAAAATAGGTACTTTGGGTGGTGAATTTGTATCCAAATCTAAATATGTGTTACTTGAAATTGATGAAGAATCTAACTCTTTTGATGCATTCCCTTCTGGGTTTTTAGGTTTCCCAGTTAGAGATTACCAAGTTAATTCTAATAATGTATTAACACCAAGTATTGAATACAAAAACACTTATGGTACTTTTGAAAATAAAAGAAAATTTTATTTAGGGCTTAGTAATACTAAAGGTATTGACCAAGACTTTTTTGATTATAAAGGACAACCAAGTGACCCTAATTTATTTGAATATGATGGAACTACTAAAGGTTTTCATATGGATATTGACGCTAATGGTGCTACAATAAATGACGTACCTACTGATTTAGTTGTAGGTAATGCTGAATTTAGAAGTGAAAGTGGTGTTCAAGGTACTGATTATGAAAAAATATATTCACGTAAATTCACATTCGCACCGTATGGTGGTTTTGATGGTTGGGATGAATATAGAGAAAGTAGAACTAATACTGATAGTTACATAATAAATGGTAGGAAAGGTACTGAAGGTAACTAATGTGATGTTTTTACTAACATAGCTTTAAATAATGGTGATTTAGGTATAAATTCAGATTATTATGCTTATTTAGAAGCAATACAAACTTTAAGTAACCCAGAGTCTATAAATATTAATGTATTAGCTACACCTGGTATCGATACTTTTAATAACACTAATTTAGTTGAAGAAACTATTGAGATGGTTGAGTTACAGAGAGCCGATTCTGTTTATATAACAACAACACCAGATACTGATGCTAGTGGTGATATTTTAACTGCTGAAGATGTTGTTAATCAATTAGATAGTCAATATGATAGTAACTATACTGCAACTTATTGGCCTTGGATTCAAGTAAATGATGCAGAAAATAATGTATTCATATATTTACCACCAACTAGAGATGTAGTTAGGAATATAGCTTTAACAGATAATATTTCATTCCCTTGGTTTGCTGTGGCTGGTGTACAAAGAGGTGATGTTGATGCGATAAAAGCTAGAAAAACTTTAACACAAGAAGAAAGAGATACACTTTATGAGGGTAGAATTAACCCTATCGCTACTTTCGCAACTGAAGGTATAAAAATTTGGGGTAATAAAACTCTTCAAGTTAGAGAATCAGCTCTTGATAGACTTAGTGTTAGAAGATTATTATTACAAGCTAGAAAATTAATATCTGCTGTATCAATAAGATTATTATTCGAACAAAATGATGATATTGTTAGAAATCAATTCTTGTCATTAGTTAACCCTATCTTAGATAACATAAGAAGTGAGAGAGGTTTAACAGACTTTAGAGTAGTTTTAGATAATAGTCCAGAATCAATAGATAGAAATGAATTATGTGGTAGAATTTTTATTAAACCTACAAGAGCTTTAGAGTTTATATGTGTTGAGTTTAATATTATGAATACTGGTGCTAGTTTCGATGACATATAAATAAAATAAAATATGGGGAGATTTTATATTTCCTCATATTTATTAATAAATAATAAAAACAAAATTTAAAAACATACAATTATGGCTGATTTATTAATGAAAATGCCCGTACCTTATGAACCAAAGAAAAAGAATAGATGGTTATTGAGGTTTCCAGCAGATTTAGGTATACAAGAATGGTGGTTATCATCAGCTTCAAGACCAAGTATAACACAAAGTGATGTAGAAATACCTTTTTTAAACACATCTACTTGGGTTTTAGGTAGATTCACATGGGAATCAATTTCAGTGGTTTTTAGAGACCCTATTGGTCCTTCAGCCGCACAAGCAATTATGGAATGGGTTCGTTTAGGTTCTGAATCTGTAACTGGTAGACAAGGTTATGCGGCTGGTTATAAGAAAGATGTTGAGTTAGAAATGTTAGACCCGACTGGTGTAGTTATTGAAAAATGGGTACTTCAAGGTACTATGTTAACTACTGTTAGTTTTGGTGATTTATCTATGGATGATGACTCAATCGCTGACATTACAGCAGATTTGCGTTTTGACAGAGCAATACTTTTATTCTAAAAAAATAAATAATTTATATACAAAAAGGTTCCCAAAATGGGAACCTTTTTATTTTAACTCGTAAAATTGATTAATATCTAAACATATATGTTCACAATCATCTAGTTTGGTATTATGACTATTGTGAAAGTGACCATAAAAATGGTGTTTTATATTATTTTTATCCTCTAATAAAAGAAGTAAGTCACTTAACTTTTCACGTTCATTAATTAAATCATGTGGTAGATTAGGGTCATTAGGTACGAACTGTTTAACAATCCAAGGAAAATTACCATCCAAATTAATTGGTGGTAAAAAAGATGGTGTTGTATGAGTTATTAAAATATCAATACCACTTATTTCATTTATTTTATCCTTATCTAAAACAAAAACCTCATCTTCCCACCACGTAATTTTATGTGGGTTTAGTTTTCTGTATTCACGGTCAATACTAATACCACCACCAACACCTAATATTTTTTTACCTTCAATTTCTAATACAGTATAATCTTCATGTAATTTTAAATTAGAAAACATAACTTTACCTTTAAAATAATCTGGGTTATCATGATTACCACGAAAAACATGTAAATTTATATCCCTTCCTTTTAAAAAATCGTTAAATTTTTTTAGTTGTAACCCTTCATTTTTTTCACTAGTGAAACCAACACCAAAATCACCAACATGGAACATATTAGTGTTGGTTATGTTTTTTTGTTTAATTTGGTACATAATAAATTTATGATTACCATGTGTGTCACCTATAAAAATCATCTTTTTTTTAACAAATATAGTAAAAAATACCCTATAATACAAAAAAACTTTACTTTATATATTTATTTAGTATATTAGAAACAAATAAAAATATAAAATATGAGTGATAATAAACCAGATGTTTTTGGTAGTTACCAAGAATTTAATAAGGAAGTTTCAAATTCTGAAAGGACTGCAGCTGAAGAAATGGCTAAAAGAACTGAAGAACAAATAAGGTTAAGAAACGAAAAATTAAAAGAAAACGAAAATTTAGCTAAAAAAAATGATGAAAATAGAGCTAAACAGTATGTAGAAAAACCTAATACTTATAGTAATACATCACAAAATGAAGGTGTTGAACCTAAAATACCAATGAGTTTTAAAGAAACAATTAGTTTACCTCAAATGAATCAAGCTTTTGATGTTATACCTTTACCTTCTGCTGGTAAATTATATCCAACAAAAAAGAAAAATATTAAAGTTGCTTTTTTAACTACGGCTGATGAAAATATATTAACATCACCTAATTTAGTTGAGAGTGGTGAGTTTTTAGAAATACTTTTAAATAGGAAAATATTAGAACCAGAATTAAGGTATAAAGATTTACATACTGGTGATAGAGACGCAATTATGTTATGGCTTAGAGCTACTGGTTACGGTACAGAATACCCTATAAGTGTATTAGATAATAATGGTGAGGTATTTAGTACTGATTTTGATTTAAGTACTTTAAAAACTATAGAATTAGGTGCTGAACCAGATTTTGAAGGTTTATTTTATTTTAAAATGCCATTAAGTGGTGATGAAATAAAATTTAAATTTTTAACTACTGGTGATGTAGCTGAAATTAGTGCATGGGTTGAAAGGGATAAAGAGAACGGTTTAATAGTTAATAATGAATCTACATATATTTTACTTAAACAAATTGTTGAAGTTAACGGTAATAGAGATTCTAGATTTATATTAAATTATGTTAATAATATTAGAATTTTAGATTCTAAAAAATTAAAAGAATATTCAGATAGTATTGAAAGTGGTATTGACTTAAATGTTGATATTAAGACTCCAGGGGGTGGGTCTATAAATACGTTTCTTCCCATTAACGCCAACTTTTTTTGGCCTAACGCCAGAGTATAAAAAACATTTACTAGAAGAAATATACGCATCCACTAAACATTTAGGTTTTAGTTACCAAGATACTTTAAGTATGCCTACATTTGAAAGAAGAAGTTATTTAATGTTATTAATTAATGAGAATAACAAAAAAAATGAAATGTTGGAAGAACAAAGAGAAGAAATGAAGAATTCTTCATCTAAAGGTACTAGAAGTAAAAGAGTTAGTGGTGACACACTTAAAGCAAAATTAAAAAGTGGAGAAATACCTAACATGTAGTTAGGTATTTTTTTTATTATAAGATATTTATATAATAAATTAACAAGAGTATGAGTATAAAAAAGATAATAATCAGTGAAACACAATATAATAAACTTAAATCTTTATTATTAGAGAATAAAGTTAGCAGTATTGTGAAAAATAACAAATATACGAATGGGAAACCTTTTGAGGTTGATGATTTTTTATTAATAACTTTTAATAATGGTAAAAAATATACATTTATTATCGATGGTTTTTTATCTGATGGTTTTAGATTAAAAGATGAGAATAGTGGTAGAGTAATTATTTTAAATTCTACTAGTTTTAAAGGTGATGGTAGTGTTGAACTTTATGAATTAGGTAAAGGTGGTAAACATGTTAGTAAAATAACTTTAAAGTTAGTTGAAACTTTAACTTTTTTTAATGAAACAAAAGAAAACACAAAATCTTTTAAACTTGACGATATTAATTTTGAGGAAGAAGATGATAATGAAGATAATGAGGAAAATGATAAACATACAGAAAAAGATGGTTTAAATGAACTTAAATCAGAATTAAGTAGACCTAATGTTGGTTTTATATATAAGTTATTATCAAGTGATAAGTCTTTTATCACTTTTAAGGTTGTAGAAAAGGTATTAAATGATATTGTAATTAATATTATTGAAGTCTCTAACTATGGTGAATTGGGTAAGTTTAGTAGTCTTGAAAATGAACAAGTTAGATATGGTGGTGTTAATGATATTAAAGTTAATGAACAAGAGAATACTTTAGAAATAAAAATTAATTATGAAAAAGAAGGTTCAACTGACAATCAATTAATCAACGGTATCGTTAATGTATCAAAAAGTGAAGTAGATGAAAAAATAAGTGAATTATCGGATACTGAAATTATGGATTTAATATTATCTAAAGGTAACCTTGAGGATGCTTTTATTAAGAAAAAATCTTTATGGGCTAGTATGATGGGTAAGGAAAGAAAAGGTATTGATAGAGCTAGGAAAATATTAGATAGAGTTTTTGGTCGTACTAGTAATATTAATAATAATAATGCCGAAAAGTTAAGAAAAATTTTTAAACAAGAACAAACACTCAAATTTACAATGATAGGTGAAGATATATATATTGAAGATAAATATAAATTAATTAGTGATGTTACACACACTGGTAAAGTTGAACTTAAAAATGATGATGGGGTTAATGTTAAATTAGAAACACCAATTGGTCACGAACCAAAAAAACCAGACATGATAATTTACAATATTAAAGATGAATCTGAAAGTCTTTATAGGGCTGAATTTATAGTAGATGAAAAAGGTGGTGCTAAAAATATTAAGAGAACTATAAAAGTTACTAAAAAATTAGGATAATGAGTAATAACAATAAACAAATAGAAGAATATTTAAGAAAAGCTA